GTTATTAAATCTGAAGTAGATTTAACAGAATTTGCAGATCATACAAAGGAACAATTCAATGCTAGAAGTGGTAAAACTGGCTGGGGTGATAGTGTATACGACCCTAAAAATAAAATTGCTTCATTGCCTGCTGAAATTATTAACTCTCTCAACAAAGAAGGAATAATGCGTGGCTACCACATACTAGACCAAAAGGCTTTAGTAAAGTGGCTAAATAACCCTGACAACAGAGTATTTCGTACAAGGGGTGGCACAGTATGAGGATAGGAATCTGCGTTCCAGCAAGAGGGCAAGTAGAAATATCCACATCGTTTGACTTATCAGCATTAGTTAATTACACAGCAAAACAGACGAAACACGATATTAACCTGTATACATCTACAGGCACACTAATATTCGATCAGCGTAATGCGTTAGTAGACTCTGTTATCAATGAGCGTTGCGATTACCTAATGTTTATAGATGCTGATATGCGCTTTCCAAAAGATGCGCTTGTTCGGCTTTTAAAGCATAATAAAGACATTGTTGGCGTAAACGCTACTACTCGTTCAGAGCCAGTAAAGCCTACTGCCAAAAACATTAACTATGAGGAAGATGGTTCTGTATCTTGGCTGCCTGTTTATTCCAATACTAAAAAAGGAATAGAGAAGGTAGATGCCATAGGATGCGGTGTCATTCTCATTAAAAACTCAGCATTTAAGAAACTAGAAAAGCCTTACTTCTACTTTGAGCAATTGCCCAATGGGAAGTTATTAGGCGAGGATGTTTACTTTTGCATTAAAGCGAAAGATGCAGGAATAGACACTTATGTGGATCACGATCTCTCAATGGAGATAGGCCATATAGGTAATTACACATACGGCTGGCATAATATTGAGGTGTCCTAATGGGCTTTGCAACATACACAGAATTAAAGACTTCTATAGCAAGCTATCTAGGTCGATCAGATTTAACTGCGGTCATTCCTGACTTTATTACCTTTGCAGAGATTCGCCTAGCAAGAGAGATCCGTACTCGCCAAACTCTTAAAGTTGCTACAGCAACAATGACAGCAGCAGATTCTACTGTTGGTCTGCCTACAGACTTTCTAGAGATGCGAGATATATTTACCCAAGGCAACCCAAGAAATACTATTAGCTATTTATCTCCTTCTTTGTTCTCTCGTAATGCTAGAGCTGGTGAGTCTGGTCTGCCTGTGTATTACACAATCATTGGCGATGAGATTCAGTTTGCTCCAACTCCAGACTCAGCTTATGTTGTAGAGATGATTTACTACTACAAGCCAACACCTTTATCTACAAGCGTAGCTACAAATGCGTATCTAGCTAACTTCCCAGATGCCTTGCTTTACGCATCCTTAGCAGAGGCAGAGCCTTATCTTATGAACGATGCCAGAGTACAAACTTGGGCTACCTTATACGATAGAGCTACTTCTGATATTAACGGATCAGACGAAAGCTCAGAGTACGCTGGAGTACCACTAACAATGCAATTAACCTCACGATAGGATTTTTATGTCTGCAATCTCAAACTACCTAGAGAACGCATTAATTAACGCTACTCTACGCAATACTACATTTACATCCCCAGCTACAGTTTATGCTGCGCTATTTACTTCTGATCCAACAGAGGCAGGCTCAGGCACAGAGTGTACTGGTACTGGTTATGCTCGTAAGGCCATCACCTTTGCTGCTCCTTCTGACGGAGTAACAACTAACTCTGCTGCTGCTGTTGAGTTTGACCAGGCTACAGGCTCATGGGGAACAATTACCCATTTTGCTATCTTTGATGCCTTAACAACTGGAAATATGTTGTACTATGGCGCACTAACTACATCCAAAACTATTGCAAGTGGAGATGTATTTAAGTTCGCTACATCTAGCGTATCAGTAACTTTGGCTTAATATGTCTACTATAGTTACCAGAAGTGGTAAGGGCAGTCCTTTATCTCATGTAGAGGTAGATGCTAACTTTAATAACCTTAATACAGACAAAGTAGAAAAGACTGCTGCTGCCATCACAGGTGGCACAATCAATGGCACTACTGTGGGTAGCACTACCCCAGCCGCAGGTACATTTACTACTATTACAGGACAGACAGAAGTATTAAAAGGTACTGGGCAGAATTTAGCTTTACAGTCGCAAACCTACACTAATGCAACTTGGAACAGTTCACTTGCAACAAGAGCAGATAATGTAACTACTGCACCAAATGGAACAACTACTGCTGGAACAATTACTACAGTAAATACTACCTTTGGTGGATTATTGCGGCAATCTGTTACGCTAAATACAACAACATATACACTTTCAGCTTATTTTAAGAAAAATAACTGGAGATATGTAGGATTAAGACTAGGAACTTTAGTAGGAACATCTGAAAGATTTGCCTTTTTTGATTTTGATACTTTAACAACAAACACAGTAGGCATTTCAGGGGCAACTTTAACAGCTACCGATGCTGGTAGTGGTTGGTATCGTCTTGCATTAACTGGTTTGCTTACTGGTGGTAATTTATTTGATATAGCTATTACAGCATCAGATGGAAGTTCTCAAACAAATAATGGTGCTGGTCAAATTGTTAATATTTGGGGTGTTCAACTAGAACTTGGCTCAACCGCTAACACCTACATTCCCACAACCACTACAGCAATTTACGGAACTCCTGCCCTATCCTTTAGTGGAGTATCTGAAATAGGTTTACTGTCTAATGGTGCATTGTATTTACAACCAGCAGGAACAGGAGCATTACAAGCACAAGCTACTACATCTTCTACAGCAGGTGGTAATGCTAGGGGTGCTAATGCTGTTGATTGGCAGACAAGTAGGGCAAGTGCTACTCAAGTAGCTAGTGCGGGACAAACTGTAATTGGCGGTGGCGCACAAAATGTAGCATCAGGTCAATACGCAACTGTAGGGGGTGGTGTTGTTAATTTTTCTAGCGGTTTTACCGCAACAATAGCTGGTGGATGGAATAATAGCGCAACAGGAAATCAATCTACAGTTTCAGGCGGTTTTGGAAATACTGCAAGTGGTGTATACGCAGGAATTGCAAATGGTTCAACTAATACTGCCGCAGGTTATTTTAATTTTATTGGTGGTGGCTTTACAAATAGTGGAACAGCACTAGCCGCAGTAACTACCCAAAGCGGTACAATGAACGCTACTACTGCTGTTACATTGTCAGGGTCTAACGCTAGTATCAAGGTAGGTCAATACATCACAGGCACATCTATTGGTGGTGATACCTATGTAGCGGCTATTAGCGGAACAGCACTAACTCTTAGCAAAGTAGCATCAGGTTCATCTACAAGCACTCTATCTTTCTATACTCCTCATGGAGTTGTTGTTGGCGGTGGTAATAACCAAGCTACAGGTAGTTATTCATTTATCGGTGGTGGTGGTGATGCTGGAACTGCGGCTAATAGGAATGTGGCTAGTGGGGATTGGTCGGTGGTGGCTGGTGGTATGGGTAATACTGCTTCTGCTTCAGGTGCGTTTGTAGGCGGTGGTGGAAATGCTGGTAGCGGAAATGTGGGGAATACTGCAAGCGGCATTGTTACATCTGTTCTTGGCGGTCAAAATAACACAGCAAGTGCTTATGGCGCATCTGTTTTAGGTGGAAGGGCTAATACGGCAAGTGGAAACTACTCCGTAGCAAGTGGCTATTATGCAACTACGAGAAGTATTCAAGGCTATCAAGCATTTGCGGCAACACAAATTCCAATAGCTTCTTCTGCTGGTGCGACACAAGCTGGTTTATTGATTGTTGCAAAACAAACTACTGATGCTACTGCTACAGCACTTACTTCAGATGGTGGAGCCGCAAGCGGAACAAACCAAGTAATACTACCTAACAACTCTGCTTACTTTTTTAGAGGTGAAGTAGTTTCAGGAGTAACTGGCGGTGGAGATACTAAAGGCTGGACTATTGAAGGTGTAATTAAACGAGGCGCTGGTGTAGGAACTGCTACCCTTGTTGGTTCTACAGTTACTTCCCTTTATGCTGATGCTGGTGCGGCAACATGGACAATAGCATTAGCGGCAGACACAACCAATGGTGGTTTAAAAGTAACTTTTACAGGGCAAGCAAGTACAACTATTCGTACAGTTTGCCAAATCCGTACAACAGAAATGACTTATTAAGGAGATTTAAATGGCTTTAAAAATTACAGCAGT